GCTGCTGGGTTTGCTGTAAAAGCATTGACTGTTGCGATTATGGCCAATCCCTTTGGTCTCATTTTAACAGGTGTAACAACTGCTGTTATGGCAATATATATTTTTAGAAACGAAATAAAAGACACTTTTAATAAGGTAATACAAAAAGACATACCAACACTTGTTTTGCAATTTAAAGTTTTTGGTTCACAAGTAAAACTAGCGTTAGAACAAAAATTAATAATGCCAGTTAAAACTGCATTTACTGGTTTTATGAACTTTCTTTTTGACAGCATTAATAGTGGATTAGAGAGAATAGATGGTGTTCTTGATAAATTGCCAAACATGATAAAAGAAAAACTAGGAATACAAGACCTGCCTAAGATTAATTTGTTACCTAGTCCTGAAGATGGCTCGGCAGAAATAGAAGAACAAATATCTGCATATATTGCAGAAATTGAAAAGATAACAGGAATGGTTATCAAAAAGTCAGACATTCCAACAATAACTGAAGCTATTTTTGGTAAAAGAAATGAAGATCAGGGGTCGGAAGAATCAGGCTTTAAAGCCTTAACTGCATTTGAGCAGTTTATGAAAGATGCGGAAAGGGGTTATAAAAAATTCTATAGCGGTATAAAAAGTATGGAAGACGAAATGCAGGGTGTGTTTAAGAAGTCTTATGATGGAATAACAAACCTAACAATGGATTTTTTAGAAAATGGCAAAGCATCTTTTAAAGACTATGCTACAACTATAGTAAAAGAACTAATTAGAATAGCTATGCAGAAATTAGTTATTGATAAGATGTTTGCTTCTTTTGGTGGTTTGTTTAAAAAACCAACAATAGACACATCATCATTATCACTGCCAACAACTATTCCTGGTCTTGAGGGTGGTGGTTATACAGGAACAGGAGCAAGATCAGGTGGTGTAGATGGAAGAGGTGGATTCCCTGCAATATTACATCCAAACGAAACTGTTATAGATCATACTAAAGGACAAAGTATGGGTGCTACAGTAAACTTCAACATATCAACAGTAGATGCTGCTGGATTTGACCAGTTACTAGCATCAAGAAAAGGATTGATAACATCAATCATAAACAATGCCATGAATAATCAAGGCAAAATGGGAGTAGTATAATGTCAGGGCAATTCCCTACAGACCCAAATTTTAGGAGTCTAAACTTTAAAGATAATAGGCCTACTCTATTAAATCAAACACTATCAGGCAGAAAACAAGTCAGACAAATAGGTGCTCAGTATTTTTCTTTTACAGTTGCAATGCCTCCATTACAACAAGAAAAGTCTCAAGAAATATTTGCATTTTTACAAAAACAAAAAGGTTCTTTTGAGGACTTTACAATAGTTGCACCACTAGATAACTTAGGTGCAGGCAAGTCAGAAACAGATATTCAAGTAGTTGGAGCACATACATCAGGAGATGCTTCCATAGTCTTAGATGGCTTTACAGCCAGTCAAACAGGTGCTTTAAAAGCTGGAGATTTAATTAAGTTTTCAGGTCATAGTAAGGTCTATATGGTTCAATCAGATATTGATTCTGATGTTAGTGGAGCATTAACTGTTCTTATATCCCCAAACCTAGTAACTTCTCTAGCAAATAATGAAGCTGTCACTGTAAACAAACCAAGTTTTACTGTATATTTAGAAAACAACGAAATTATGTATTCAACGGATGCCAGTGGTTTTTATAGTATTTCATTTGATGTTAGAGAGGTTATTATATAGTGCCTAGAAGTTTATCTACTGATCTACAAACCCAAGTATCATCAACAGCAACTAAGACAGCATTTTTGGTTGAACTCAACCTGTCATCTACTATCAGATTAACTGATTGGTATTCAGATGTTACTTATGATTCTAATTCTTATGAAGCTGGTGGTTCTTTTTTATCTATTGATACAACAACAGAAACAGGTCAATTACAGGTTAATGAGATTAACTTAGGTTTTTCAAATATAACAGATCAAGTCAGGTCTTTGGTTCAAGATGGTTCTTTTACAGATAAAACTGTAGAAATATATTTAGCTTATTTTAATTCAGACGAAGCCATTGTTGGTGCTATTAATTATTTTGCAGGGCAAATAAGAAATGTGTCTATACAGGAAGATATAAATAGTTCAGTATTAAATATGACTGTAGCTTCACACTGGGCAAATTGGAATTTAACTAAGGGCAGACACTATTCTGATGAATCACAACAAGGCTTTAGTTCAGGTGACAAGGGTTTTGAATTTGCTACTCAGGTTAAATCAGATGTAAGGTGGGGTTCATAAATGGCTAATCCAATAATTTCTTTCTTTAAATGGGCAGGGGCAAAAATAGCCGAAGCATGGGCTGGTGCTGAGCTTTTAGGCAAAATAAATATGGTGCTTACAGCAGCAACTCTTGCGGTTGGTGTTAAAGGGTTTATGCAAGCCAAACAGATGATGGCTAAAGGTCAGGATATTCTAGCTAATAAAACTTCTGCTGGAGGAAAACTCCCTATCATATACGGAACTAGGCGTGTTGGTGCTCAGGTTATTTATATGGATGTGTCTGCTAATGACTCAAGGGATTTATATGTGGTCTATGCTTTATCAGTAGGTGAGTGTGATGAAATACTAGGAAGGACTATTGAGCTAGACGGAAATCCCTTAACTGACTATGCAAGATTTAGAGATGGTGGTTATATTGGTTCAGACAAGATATCTTCAGGTAATTATTCTTTAAATACAGTTTCACAAAATGGTACTGGTATAAATGCTGGTGCTGGTCAGTTTGGCTCAAGTCCAACATCTAAATATAGATATGTTATGAATCTACATCATGGAGCTGCCACACAATTAGCAGACCCTATGCTTGTTGCTTCTATGCCTAATTGGACTTCTGCACATAAACTAAATGGTGTTGCTTATATAGCAGCTCACTATGGCTATGATAAGGAAGGTATTTGGAAAGGCGTACCACAACTAACAGTTCAAGTTAGAGGCAAAAAAGTATTTGACCCTAGAGATACAAACCAAACTTTTGGCACTGTATCTACTTATAAATATTCAGACAATCCAGCCTTAACATTTTTAGATTACATAACCAATAATGAATATGGTAAAGGATTAACACAATCACAAATTAACATGACCACATTTAGCTCTGCTGCTAATGTTTGTGACACACAGGTTGACCAACCCTACTTTAATGGTTCAGCTCAATCGCTTACTTGGTCAGGTAATGCTGGAGATGACTTTATAACCATTGGTGGAACTGACCCTAACACTAACTGGTGGCAAAACAAGGTTGGAGAAATAGTAGATATTAATGATGCAAATGGAAATCTAATTATAGATGGTAAAGAAATCAAAGATGTTCAAAGAAATGGATTTTACGATCAAAATGATGAATACATTGTATATATTAACGACACTCTTAGCTCTACATACTCCTCACAAACAGGAACATCTTTAGTTAAGGTAAAAAGATTTCATTGTAATGGCTATTTAGATGCTAATAAAAATGTCATGGATAATGCAAAAGAATTACTTGCAAATATGCGTGGTATTTTTCTTTACATAAATGGCAAATATGAATTATCAATAGAAGATACAGGCACTTCTACATTTAGTATTAATGATAATCATATTATTGCTGATGCTGGTATATCAGTTGATTATGGCAATAAAGATAAAAAAGCAAATAAAGTTATCGTTGAGTTCTTTAATGCTAATAAAAGATATGAATTAGATACAGCTACTGTTTTACATGATGCAACCCCTGAATATTATTCAGATGATGGTGATGAAATATTAGAGATAAAGGCTGAGTTCCCTTATATAAGCGACCCATATATAGCCTATAACATGGGTAAAGCAATTCTAACTAGAAGTAGAAATCAAACCAGTATGCAGTTCTTAGGAACTCCTGAGATGTATAAACTCAACGTAGGAGATATAGTAGATTTAACTTATGCGGGTCTTGGATTCTCAGGCAAAATTTGTAGAGTAGAGGCATTGGAATTACAACATAGCGGACTGGTTTCTGTTAGCTTAATAGAATACTTTGATGTTTATACATGGGAAGTACCACCTCAAGAACCAGTAGAAGAATTAGCTAATCTACCTTCTGCTTATGCAGTTAAAGCACCAACAGGATTATCATTTACTGATAGTAATGCTAGTTCTACTGATAGGCCATTTATATCCTGGAATATACCAACTGATTTTCCTGATGCCCAATATAGAATTAATGTTAAAGATTCATCTAATAACCAAGTATTAAACAAGATAGTTAATGTAAACAATGCTGATCTT